AGATGGAATCTTTGAGCAAGTTTGTTCATGATCCTGAGATATCTGAGCGATTGAATAATTTGGAAAATGAATTTGGATGTGGGCAATCGTATGAGAGGATTCCTATTAAAAACTCTGATTTATGGAATATAAAACAAAATTTGCGACCCCAATCACTTCATAAAGGTACTAGTAGTTCCTTACTTTCGAGTATTATGAGAAATGTTAGGAATGGGATTGTTTGTCGATCAGACCAAAAAATAAAAACTTATTTTCTCGGAATTTGTGAAAATTATGCTATATTTAATATGCATGCTAATGGTAATGATAATTATCCTGAAATTTGGGTTTCTTCAACCGGTAGCGTTTCACCTAGTACAGTGGAAACGTGGAAAATAACAAAACTGAATGACTCTAATTTTATGAGTTTGGGTCGTGATACTTGTTTAGTTAGACTAGATGGTATAAATTTTAAAGATATCTCCAAACATATTTCTCCGGAAATATGTCATCCAGGAATATATAATGGCAGCAGATGGTCTAAAGGAGATATTAAGTCTGTAAGAGCAGAATTTAGTGAAGGAGCTATTAAAATGTTAGATAGACTTACTGGGAAAGAAATATTTTTGCCTCATGTGTGGCAATACTTGTTTCCTGGTCATAGTGCCGGTGACTGTGGTCAACCTTTGGTAGTAGAAACTGATTCAGGTTGCAGCATAGTGGGAATTCACTGTGCAGGTGATACAGGGAATTTTGGTTATGCAACAGTAATTGACAGAAGAACTATACTGGATGGTATTGATACTTTGAAGAGCAAGAGTTCTCTCATGACCATATCCTCTGAAGGTGGAATTTATACCGGTGAACTCTTACCTCCTTTAGCACAGAGTCCATTCCGATATGAAGTTCTGCATGGTCTGGATTACTTTGGTAAAAGAGAGGGTAGTGTAATTATTAAGAGAAAATCAAAAGTAGTCCCCACAGGTTGTCACAAGGAAGTAAAGAGAATCTTCCGAGATGTATTAAATTATACCTCAAAAACACAGTATAGACCACCAGTAATGATTCCTCACACAAATAAACATGGAGAATATATTTCTCCTTATAATGTAGCACTTAAAGCTATGTTTAAGCAAAAAGCTCCTCTTGATATGAAAGTTATTGAAAAAATTTCTACAATTCTATCAGATCATATTATTAAGGGTTTAGAAGAACATAAAGTTCCCCAGCTCCAACCATTGAATATTGAGACAGCTATAAACGGTGTTCTGGAAGATCCATTCATCCGAAGAATTAATGCTAGTACTGCGGGAGGTTTTGGTTTCAAGGGTGCTAAAAGTGATTACTTACCTATCGTGTATGATGAAGAAAAGGTCATACGTGAGCCTACAGCGGAC